TACTTTTTTAGTTAATTCTCTTGCTGCTATTCTTGCTGCAACACCTGCCGCAATAAGTGGTAATGCCATTTTATTTTCCCTTACTTCTTTTTAGTTGAAGTCTTACTTACTGCTTTTGTATTCATTCTTCTAATTGCTGCATCAGAACCAATAACCGATTTTTCATAAGGAGTAAGTTTTTCTTTCATTTTAACTTTTAACTTTATTTTAGCGGCTTCTTCTTTAATTTTATTATTGTATTTCTGACCAGTAATATCAGCACTGGTTAATTTTGATTTAGGTGTTGTTACTAGATTCTTCTTTACTGCCATTTTAACTCCTTAGATAAATGTACGTTCTTTTTCTGCAAACAGTTCATCTAGGTTGACGACTGTTCTCTTGCTCTGTTCATACTTTGATAGGAATGGATTTTTAAGATGGTGTGTTTGATACTTACCATAGTTGAGCATCTCTCTTGCTCTGATCTCACAGAACCAAAGAGCCATTACCATATCTGTCTTACCCTTAGTCGTAGGAGACCAAGTAATTAACTGCTCTATTAGAGCCTTAATGTTTTCAGTTTGATCTGAAGGCAAATGTATTAGGTTATCCCTGTGGTGCTTATTATCAAATTGCTTAGTACCAAATAAGGTAGCCATAGATGCAACACCGAAACCTGCATCCCATTTATTATTACCGGTATGGTGTTCTTTAAACTGTACACCTTTAGATGCTAAGTGCATCTTGATACCTTCATCTTGTGTTAAGAAAGATTGAAATGCGTTCTTCTCTACTATCCACTCACTAGGACCATACAAGGATGTCCAGTCAAATATTAAATTTCTAATAGCAGCAGGACTAGGTCTAGTAATCTTGATAGCATCTACGATATAGCGTTTGTTAGTAGCTCTATCAATTGCATAACAGACTGCTGCGGTATCTCCTACCATTGCAGGATCTAGTCCACAGATATAAGTAAAGCCATTTAAATCTCTTGGGTGTCCAGGATGACCTGCGGTCAACCTACCAGACTTACGCATACCATCAATAGATCCACGAACACAGACTGGGTCAAAGGCTGCGTCATCTGATATATCTTGTTGCTGGTAAATTAAAGCCCAGGTAGAAGCATCCATAGATTGGCGTTCGTTATATAAGTTGCGCCCATTCCATCTTGGATAAAGATGAGTTACTGGATCCTTCTCCTCTTCTTTCTGACCATCAAATGGTTGATCGGAAGCAGGCCATAAGGTTTCCCACTTATCGGGATCATCATCTACTGTAAGTAGAGCTGGCATTGCTAGGTAGGACCAAGGTACTAGGCCACCAGGATATCTATCGTTGTTGCGTAATTCTTTATATAAATCAACTGATGCTACACGGGTACCTATGATGATTAACTTGCCAGTAGGGTTAAGACGAGATCTTACATCTTGGGTTAACCACTTGATCTGTCGTTCAAAGTCATTAGCATTGGATAGAGTTACAGCATCATCTACTATAATCATATCTGCTCGTTTACCGTAGATCTGACCGCCAATAGCAACTGCTTCTATATTAGGATCCTTCTCACCAGATTCACGCAATTCATCCCCGAAGGTAACGCGAGTTGCTTGCCAGGAGGCGCTTTTAGATTTAAAGCCGATACCGGCAGCGTAAGCTGACTGTAAGGCCTCATATTGCGGATGGGTAAGTCTTTGCTTTATAGCGTATAAAAAGTCTGCGGCTAATCTTTGAGTCTGGGATACTATAAGTACTCTAAAGTTAGGGTTCTTACAAACCTGCCAGGTGACGTAGTCAATTGTAATAGTCATTGACTTGGCGTGGTTGGGTGGAATGTTTAGAAGTATGCGGTTATTAGCTAATCCTTTTTCATACTTCATAGAGGGGTGCAACCAAGAAGGCTGCCCAACCTCAATCATATCTACTAAATTTTGTTGATGGGGGAAGGTCTTATTATGTAAGAAGCGATCCCTGAACTGGGCGAAGGTAATCTCATTTACATCACCTAGTGCGTAGTTCTTATCCCTTAGACCTAGGCGGGTTCTATCTACCTTATCCGCAAATATCTTATCTGTCCTGCGGTAGTACTCATAAGTCTTAATAGATTTACCGGCGGAGGCACAGGCCTGTTCTATAGTCATACTTTCAGCTACGGAGTTTAGAATAATCCGCTTTGCTATATCTGCTGAGTTCTCAGCCATTTAACTCCCTGTGTATAAAGCTGTGGATAAACCCCGTAATTGAAATCTTTAATTTATTACTAGGCCCAGAATATTATACTGGAGATAATATTACACTACACCTGCCGCTTGCGTATGTTGTCTGGTAACTCCCGAAGGAGCTACAGCGACTGAGGGGTAAAACCTTCACTTGCCCTTAGGGGGCATCGCGAAGGTTTACCGAAGCGATGTGGTCGTAAAACTTAAAGCGGTTCGTTTTACTCCCCTACTATATATAAGGCGGGAAATATAACTCATTTCCCGTTTTCTGGTAATAAATCTTTATAAATGTGATACACCTCACTTACAAACTAGGACATAACGGACATATCGGGCTATATAGCTGCCAGCTTTACTTTAGCAAATATTTTTATTGTGGGTATATACCCCGTGCAGTTTTCAGATTAAGCATAGGGGGGTCGGTTTGGCGGGCGGTGGGGCTTGATCGGTAGCGATTGGTCTGCGATTGGTGGCCGTTGGTGGGGTATTAGGAAGGAATAGGCAGACTACTATTAAAGCGGCGGTTATTGGTTAACAATAACCCGGCCTAGATCCTGGTAAGTAATCGCCTATAGCTGCGACACCTAACCCGCCGGCCTAACCTATCGCCGGCCTACTCTCTCACCGGCAGCAGCTCACCAATACCCGCCGGCCTATTAGATCCCGGCCTACCTAACCCGACACACCTAGCCGCCTATAGTTGACATACGGTAGACGACGGGATTATCCTTAGACGGTGAGCAGATAGCTCACTTAGTTATGGAGGGATAATCTAGTGAATAAAGCTAAACAATACGTAAGACTAACCGACACAATTACCGGTGAGCTTATAGTCAGCGCCGATCTAACCCCCGCAGCAGCTAAGCGGATCATTAAAGAATACGCCAGATTTGGTTATGAATTAACGGTGGCGATCTAATGCAACATAATCAAACAATAAGCAATGAACGCCGCCGCATTACCGATACTTATACCCTGGAGAATAATTACCGGATAAAGATCTCTACCTACCACGACAGGATAAAAAAGATCTATTGGTCAACGATAAGTGAGTGTATTGTCCACGATAGCGGCACGCCAGGAATCTATTTTGAGCGCCACCGTATGCACGCCGATCTTAATAAGCTGCTAATTACCGCGCCAGGAATTAGATATAATTCTAAGGATTTACACGCTGCTCACAATACCGCGCTAGGTTTAGGCATTGATCTACGCGATCAATTCCTAACAATTAACGCCGATACACCCGCAGCAGAATTAATCAGCTTATAGTGGCAGCCTATCGCCTATCGTGATACGGTAGGCGGTGGGATCCTACTATCGGGATCACTTACGAGAGGATAAATCTATGAATAGCACAAAACGAGAGATGAGCTGCGCTGACTTAATCGCCGGCGAATTAGCAGACCGGGAGCAGCAGCTTAAGGATCTTTACACCTTAGCTGATGATGGTGACGATAATGCTAGGGAGGAGATCTACGAGATGGCCTACGGTATAGATCGCCGGGAGATTCTGCGGGTAGTGTGGAGCGGCGGCGGCCCGGCGGATTATTTAGAGATAACCCATAGCGGCGGCGATATTCTGCGTGTGGAATATCTTTATCAGGATTGGTACGACGGCGCTAGGTTAGACGTATCGGAAGAATCTGCTGCTTATAGATACGCGGAAGAGATAGTGGAATTAGAGATGGTGAGCAGATGAGATCCCGGAGCTATTATCTAACCCGCAGAATTATCCGGTGTTTATTTTGGTTAGGTATCGCCGGCTTATTGTGGCTTATAAGTACCCGCCTATGGTGGACACCCGGCGGATATTGTGTCGGTGATCTAGTTAGCTGCGGTTAATTGGTGGCGTATTATCGCTGCCGGCCTAATGTCCGGCGGCGGTAATCTCCTACCAATAGGAGAGAATAAGAGAGAGAGAGAGAGAGTACGCATATGATCGGAGATAGTAAGGAGGAGATCGCTGCTCAATTAGGCGATCTTATTTACGGTGGCGACGGTAGCTTTACCTTAGCCGATATTGAGGAGATAGTGGGAGATGGTGATCTGTTTGAATATATCTAAGATAAGCCTATCGGTTAC